GGCCACTTACTAATCTTATACCCAGGCCAGAATTAAACTTACTTCGCTACCTCATGATTCGGAACTGAAGAAAAGGCACACTAGGCGACTTACAATTCAATTCATCCAAACATCTATGGGAGAGACGTGTCAATTAACTTAGGAGACAATCTACTCAGACGGCAAGTGTTTTTCTAACACTTTGCTTAAACTCAAAACATACATAGTTTACGATGCCCCTTCTTCCAGGGGTGCCAGACCTTCCATTTCGGAAACATGGGTCAGCATGGCCTCACTTAAGGCTCAGGTGGTTTTAAGATACTCCACCAAACTGTGTCAGGGTCCACACACTTTACTTCCTTTAAATGGTTTTAGATTACCATAAAACTGTGCCGGGGTCTACACTTTACATCCCGTAAAAATACACTATATACAGACCACAACTCCATGCCACTGTACTTCCTATAGCGCCCAGGGCAGGCGCTTTTGCCAATTTACATGGCAGTAATACGCAACATTCCATCCCACACGGTCGTCCCCGTGTAAAGACTTGTTGCAACCAATGTGATCGCATTGGTGCCATTGCAGGACACCCATGTTCCTTGACTCACACTAGTCAAATTTTGGCCAGCATTATTTTGACTTGCTGGTGGGTGTGTTCCTTGCCACAAACTTACCCCATCCTTCTGTAGATCCAGCGTCAGTGAATCATTTGCACCAGCAGCATTGTATGCCGTTGCGGTCGCATCCAGGAGATAATTTCCAACAGGCAAAACAATGGAACCAGCAGTATTCACTGCTCCAACACCATTTGTGGTTGCAGTGGCTAATAGCAGCGTTGCGGGTGTCCCCGATGCTGCCGCCGCTTCAGTCGTTGTCGACTGAAACAATGCCACCTGATTGTTTGCTGGCGCCACATAAGTTGCTCCCTCCAACACGGGAGTCAACAAACGGAATATGTAGCGCACGTGCAATTCTCCAATTGCACTTGTTGTTCCGTTATTGAGGGTCATGACAGTTAAATTACCGCCGTCATAATTGGTGATATCACCACCTCCAGGCAACCCTTTTGGCCTGACTAATTTCTTGGCCTGACCTGCTGCAGGATGCATCAGTGAAGGTTGCAACTTCAAAAAGATGGGCACATGAGCCATCCCATCGGCATGAGGCACAGTGTCCTCTGCCTGTTGCTTTGTTGCAGGCGGTCCATCAGCAGAATTATACTTATGGACCAAAATCACCTTTCCGGTTTGCCCACCAGTGGCGTACTGAGACACCTCCGGCTTCGTGTAAAACTCACACGAAAGACATTCCCACTGCTCCCAAGATGGTGACTGTGAAGCCAACCACGGGAAAGTTGCAGATTGACCCGGATTCAAGGGGTAGGTGGCAATCACTGGCACCGTACTGGAATTACTTCCAAGAATCTCACCAATGTACTCATCTTCTTGCACAATCCTCCCTTTCTTTCCATTCATATTGGAATTCCGATTCGCCCGGAACCCTCCATTGCGCAAGCCGCCTCCTCTCTGAGGCCGACGCGCTTTTCGCTTCGGTGGCCGGTTTGGACGACGTCCGTTGTCCTTACCAGCCACACCCCCCATCATAATAGCAATCTTCTGCTGTTCTGAAAAGGGCATCCCGCGACGCTTAGGCATCGCAGGACCTTTCTTCTTTGTTCGACTCTTGTTCTTTCTCACACGAGGCATCTTAATTTCTTTTATCTGGCGTTGTTCTTTCTTGCTTTCCAGATAAACTTCCAAACTTTTTGGGATATGGTGGTAATCTCCACCACTAAAATCGTGCTCTTCATCATCATCAGTGTCTTCACAAACACACTGGAGCCAGGGATAACCGCAGATTTCGCAGTAAATTTCATCGCTGGGTTGACCTACAAAATTCCCGTCAACAAGGGAAAACACACGTCCTTCACACCAAGACAGTGCATAAAACTCGAACAAACGTTCTTCACGCGGACGCCCTGTATACAGCGCCCGTATGTTTTGATCTGGAGTAAGGTTTTGTTTCGCGGCTCTCCACTCAACGCACAAGGCATCATCGCCTTGATCCAAAAAGGAATATTTGCGGAGGAGAAACTGAATATACAATCGTACGTATTCGCGGAACGCAACATTGGTGTAGCCCACCATAAAAAGGGCTGCAGCCTTAACCAACTTCATTGGGGGTCCAGGCTTCTTTGAATATTTCAGTGACGACATCAATTTCTTGGTGTTGTACCGAGGCACCCAAAGACCATCTAACTGCATTGTTGTAGCAGAAAGATAATCCAAATCTTCTGGCTTTCGGGGCTCTAGAGTGTCAGTTGTAGTGACTATCTCGAGCTCTTTCCACACTTCAATCACACTTTTCCCGTTATACCACACATGTGCCTCATCCGACACTGTCCAGGTATTATCGTCACCACATAGGGCGAAACGGGTGTGATCATCAAAAATCTCATAGGTCTGCATTTCAGCAGGCGCAGTTCTACACCACGCATAAGCCAAAAGAATGTACAAACACAACGTATTATCAACAATTGTGTTACATGAACCACTAGGGTTTCCACCATTCTTCATCACTACGGTACCAGTAAACAAACTTATACACGTGTGAATGAGATTTCGATAATACACCTTAACTCGGTGTTGATTATCTAAATATTCTCTACACTCTTCACATCCAGCATGCTCAACCGGAAAGTGGCACGTTGGTTTCGCTAAACAATCTGCGCGAAATTCCGCAACGGCCCAAAGGATCGCATTAAACAGTGAGGAGTCATACGCAGACTCATCCAGGGCATAGCCATTCTGGAAAAAACTCAGTTTCTTTATCAATTGATCCCATCCTCCGCGCCAGGTATTCAGCCCCACGGTGGAAGAAGTGCACAAGTGTGATGCATAGAACATTTGGTTCTGATGCAAAAAGAGGCGGTTTCCATGAACCGTCATCTCTACAGGACCGGCAGTAAAAGTACGAGTTGAATTTTCTTCAATCTTCTCGACCAACCGCAGCTCTTCTTTCAGAGCATTGCCGTAAATAGCGAGGTAATCCTCTTGAACTAACAAACGGATCCAGTCCTCCGATAACCATGGCTTGGCTCCCCCCCAGTCAAAGAACTCCTTCTTTGTTTTAAACTGGTTAGACCAAACCTTACCACATGAGGTCGTCATATCTAATGACATTATCGCCTCATCTTGTGATATAACATCAGCTCCCATCATCCATGGGCCAAAGTGTTGTTTCATCATTCCAACAGCTTTGTTAAACGCTAACACCTGCTTCTTCTTAGGCAGTGTAGGGCGTCCACGCTGATATTTTGCTGCAGATTTTAGGGCCGCATCGCCATTCAAGGCGGAAATCCCCCATTCATCTCGCAGATCGTCGCAATCAAGATCGTTTTCCAACTCGAATTCTTCCAAATCGAACTCTTCTATCCAATTATGCTTCATACTCGAGGAAACACGCATCGTGAAAACAGGAACCATTACATATGGGTTCAACCATTTATCCATTAAGGGGTGTTTATAAACACGCTCTTCAAAACGGACGGCGCGGTTCTGGGGCATTGGGCACCACAATTTGGGTGCATCTTCTTCCACATGAACACTGCGCACAAAGGAGTTATCGCGACTTACATCATCTGTGCTGTACAAGACAAAAGTCCGGGTATTTTGACCACGGCTTGTCGAGTAAGGTGACAGCTGGCGGCGCAATGGAAAATCCATACCAGACAGTTTAATAACTGGCGAGGATATTACTTCCACTGCTTCCGCAGTTACCGGCACATACGCATTAATTTTCGTATCTCCTCCAATAACAAATCCAATAATCTGGCCATTGTTATTAATAAGGGGAGCACCACAGCAACCTGGCTGGGTGGGCACTCGATGGTAACCATTTGGTGATGCTGGACCTGAAGCTATCCGCACAGACTTATCTTCCGAAGAATAAAAGCCTATGGTCAAAACTTCTTCCATGAGAGTTGGCACCACCACTTTCCAACCTGGTGACTTAACACTATTCAGGTGGAAATAACTCAAATCAGTCTGAAAAGGATAAAAATTCTCCTCCAGAATATGATTTCCAGCAAAATTTACAGCTCTATAACGAGCACCCTTTTCAAGGGCATGCGTGGGCACAATCAACTTATTACTGACATGAGTTGCACACGAAATCCAAATTCCTTTCGCAGGATTTTCGGGATCAACCTTGATCAACCGATAAACTCCATTAACTCTATCAATGGAGACTGGACTCGTGGAGCCTAACATATTTTGTGGCTCAAAATACCTTTGCGCCTGAGCATAAAATTGCTTCAAAGGCGTTGGTCGTCTCATCTGGACCAAAATCTCGTGCATAGGAGAGAGGAGAGTTTTCTCTAAATCCTTCTCAAATTGTTTTTCTTTCTCTACCTCAACAGGGATAGGAACACGAGACGATACCAAAACAGCATCTACTGAGTGACTCTCTCGATCAAAGTTGCGTGCACTTCTTCGTGCCACAGCATTCTTATATCGATTTGGGCTAATTTTCTCAGTCCATTGTCCAGTGCGCTCCGTACGCTGGCGATGCTCTCGCTCAGCTCGCGCAAACTCAGCATCTTTCACGTAATGACCACCTTGCGTATCATCCGCAGTAAATTGGGCCTCAATATCTCGAGACCACATTTCATCATAACGCTTCATCTGCTCTGCAGAATCAAAACCATTTTGCTTAGCAGCTACTTCATAATCATAGTCTGCCGAGGAACCATTCCTGGCTTCACCTCTAGAAATTCGGGAACGAGTAGCGGTCCGCACTTGAGAGTGCATTCCTTGCTTCACTAAACTTGCTCGTGCATTCGAGCGCGCTCCTCGAGTTTGGCCTTCCGGCTCAAACTCCCGAAATTCTTGCTGGACGGCCATTGTGGCAGCAACTCCAGCCCCAGCAGCAAAGGTTTGGGATACAGTATGGTTTTTACACATCTTATGCACCTGATTTCCAATAACACAGGCAACCAAAGTTCCCACTGCAACAGCAGCAACCTGCACAAATTTAGGATGTTCAATCATCTTGTCTCGAACATAAGCGGCTCCCCGTCGAATAACGGCCACACTCCCTAATGCAACAGGTTTAATTTTTTCCAAAGAGCCCTCATAACAGGCTACAATGAAATCAGACACACGCTCCATATAACCGGCCTCTACTACCTCCCTCGTCTCTTCATCAATGACGAGTTCAAAGGTATCAGGCATAGTGGGACGCACCAACTCAGGAACTTCCACTCTAAACAAAGGATCATCAACAAAATCATCATTGAAAGTATCCTGCTCAGTTATATCCTCCACAGTACACGGCGTCTGTCCATATTTTGTAAAATTACGCACATTATTTTTGCGCGTTCGGTCGGAACAGGCTCCTTTGCCTTTCCCTTTACCCTTACCAGAGGTTGTAGCTAACTTATACGTCGCCCTAAACAACTCTGCAGGTTTCACCGAACCATCAGGCATCTTTGTGCCCGAGGTAAAATTACCACGATTATCTTCATAATGTCGACGAGTCTCAATAGGCACACATTCTCGTGCAGCATCTAACAGTGCATCACGGCGCAACTCAGCAGCACCAGTGGCACCAAGACCCCCTTTAGCAGGGGGCGACTCATCTTCCTCCTCCATAAATTCACGCAATCTGGAAGGAATAGCATTAACCACCTCTTGCGGTGTGGGCACTCTGAAAATTTCATCAGAATCACTAACAACATCTTCCAAAACTTGTCGCACATTAGCAACAGTAGCAGGCGCCTCAGACACCGTCTCATCAACGGAATCTACTTCAGCGCCAAAAGCAATATTTGTCGCCAACTGTGATAACATTGCAAGTTGCTCTTGATACGTATATTCCCGTGCCTCTAAACACGACGCATCACAATCGTTGGGATGTAGACCTTTCGTACCACAATTCTTCCAACGACGCAAGCCATTAACGTAAATATACTCTTGACCTCCAGACACTGCCGGTCCCATAGGGGTAACAACAGCAGGACAATTCACCCGCTCACTTTGCAATTCCTTCAATCCACTTTCAGGAATATCATCAAAGGCAGCAGTGCCAGCCATGAGATTTTGGAAGAAACCAACCACCCAAGTAGCTCCCCACACATTCTTTAGCAGGTCTTGGATTGGTTTCACCATATTTTGGGCAGCCTTTGCCCCAATAAATGGTCCAACTACTAGGGCAATAAAACCTAGCAACGCTCCGGCCACTACACCTAAGCGATTTACTGTTTCCGCAGGCTGCCGAGCACACGGCTCAAAGCACCTGGGTTCACCACTGCCGAACAAACGTCCAACAAATGGCAACGCAGCACACCCGACTCCAACCATTGAGGCAAGACGGACATACCACGCTGTTCGTGTTGCATCTTCACGCATAGCTTCCGCTACCGGAAAATAGGATTGCACACTCGCACGTGCGAACAACGACATTTCTGCCGCTATGGATGACATCCCGTCAGCCCAAGTTCGTAGGTTATTCCCTAACAAATCCACACGTGGAAAAATTCCATTCGCCACGGCAACACAGGTGTCTGAACATCTAATCAAAGCATCAGCACACCGATCAGCAGTTGACTGCACAGCTGCAGTTCTCTGATCAATGAGCGCGAGGATTTGATCCAC